CTCCTTCTCATCGTCAGATCGTTTGCTGGAGAGAGAGGAGAGCAGGCTGAACGCTGTCTTCCTCCACCCAACATAAGAGCACGCCTCAGGGCTCACTTCAAGTGAGCAAAACGTGAAATGACCTAGGGGACTAACCATGGCCTCTTTCACATCAAGAAGGCGTCTCAACTCATCAATTTTCGTGCCGACGGAAACGGCGTCATCGCCCATCGTCTTGGCCCAGGTGGCGCCACATAAAACCAATGCGGAATACATCATCCGACTGTTGGCTGATGAGGTGTTGTAGTCACCACTCTTCTGGATGCCAGCACGCGTCTGGGCGTAGGTGTGTCCATCACTACAAACGAACAAAGACCTCGCCAGACAGAAAGTACGCCCCCGGATGCACAAGGCGACATTTGAGTCGTCTAGAACCCCGTAGAGCCGGCACCGTATGGTTGCCTCGTCGTCCAATTGCCACCCTTGCACATTCCAGTCAAAACCAGAAATGTCCGTGCTGATGATGTTTGGCCGACACCACCCGCGCATACGTTGGATGTCTGTGTCCTCAGTACCCATCCCAGGTTGGGACGGTATGCGGGTGTGATGTCCAATTTCCTTCTGGTTGAGCCTGTGATTTAACAACCGACTCACTAGTTGGTCCGCCAGAGAGACACTGGAGATAAGGCGATATCCCTTATTTTCCAGCTTGGACAATTTGTGGGGCTCCTTCTTGATGAACAACCTTACTTCGTCATTGCATCCCGTGGCCACAAGCCACTCAGAGATCTCCCACTCTGGCCAGCCCTCAAAATAACCAGCTTGTCGCATTCTTTGGACTCGCTGGATGAGAGCTAAACGAAGGCACACCACGTCAACCAAACGCTGTTCGTGTACGCAAGACAACTTGTCATTGCGCGTGACTTCGGTGCACAATGGATACCCCGGGCTTGCTTTCCCGTTGACATCATTGCGCAAGCACAACCACACCCAGTTAGCTATCTCGCTGACGGAGGGGTTGAGCAACACGGCTGGGGGTTTCACTGGGAGGTAGTCACGACTTACTCTCTCTATTAGCGCTTTTCGCTGCGCATCAGTTGGCGTAAAACGCCTATCGCCCTTGGCCGCTCGGCAGCTGTGAAAAGAGAGAGAATCACTTTAAGCGCAGGCTACTCTAGGAGGC